AAATTCCAGATGTATCTATAACGCTTTGTGTATTTATTAATTTAGGAGTTTTCCAATTTGCATTATCTATATTAACAAAAGCTCCACTCAACCCATACATGTAAGCGTTATTGCTCTCTGATGGAATTGATGGAGCTTTAGTCCTAAATAAATTACTTATAAACCAATTATTGGCATTATACCAATCAACATTATTAGTACCACTAAAATATAAATTATCTGTTAATGAAGCTGCCATTGCTCCATCAAATGTTACGTTGCCAATTACGGTTCCAGTAAATTCTTTTCCAATTGTTGATGTTATCTTTAATCCACTTACATTTGCAACATTTTGTGTGTTTATTATTTCTGGAGTAACCCAAGAAACATTGTCTATACTAACATAAGGTTGACTATTTGGATTAGTTGAATTTATTATTGCAATTGATTCTTCATCTGGCAAAGAACTTGATTGTGAATAATTTTTATCTGAATACCAATTTGATGAGGTAAACCAATTATCATCTGTTGTAGGTTTAAAATAAACATTTTTTGATTCTTTAATTTTAATTAAATCAATTTTAGCAAACCAAATCATTTTTTCCGTAGAGTCACCCACGCATTCAATTTTTAAAGAATTATCAGATGTAGAAATGTTTACATTTACTGAAAAAGCAGAACCATTAGGATATAGCGCATATAAACTTTTGCTTGGAGCATTCAAAAAAGAAATCTGACTTCCATTTGCTTTTGATCTTTTAATTACTCCTCTTATTTCATTTGAAATATATTTATCTCCACCAGCACCAACTACATTCGCAGTAAAAAATACTGTAGAACCTAATTCAAGCTCTACAATTTTATCAGAATTATTTATTTTTAATAATGTGGGCGTTGAACTTGTTGTAGTAGCCCTCGCCATTACAAATGAATACTGCGAATCACCTTCTTCAGAAAAACTACCATTTGAAAAAGCAAATTCCCCAAATTGAGACGCTTTAGCTTGTTTACCAAGAGCAAAAGAAAAATCTTTTTCAGCTAAATTTCCAGAACCAAGTGTTACTGAATAACTTCCAGATGAAATATTATTTGATCCACTTTGCTGTAGTGAATTAGATCCAATTCCAGATGTTATTAAATTATTTGATCCAGTGACACCAGATCCAGAAATAGATAAACCAGAAATTGGATATGGAGTAAACTGAGATCCATTCCAAACTGGAAAATCTCCAGAATTTGCTCCACTAAATTTTATTTTATTTAAACCAAATCCAGAAGCGTCAGTAATTACTGTATGTAATGCGTTGCCAGTCGCATTTTTAAAATAAATAGTACCATCAGCAAGCTGCAAATAAATTTCGCCAGTTAAAAGTCCAGTCAAAACTGGAACCTTTCCAGGGACTGTAGTTCTTCTTTGTACGAATCTAAATGGAGTGCTAGACATGATAGTATTATTTCTTACACTAGGCTTTAATTATCAAGACCACCATCTAGAATACCTTCTGGCATTAATATTCCACCGCCCTCAACAACAGCTGGCAAATCTTCATCCTCTTCAACTGCACCAGCTTCAATACCTCCAACTTGTAGAAATGTTTTCCCTATTTCGTTTTTATTTGCAAATTGAATTCTGTTGTCTCCATCAGCAACCATTAAAACATTGTCGCTAGATGTGGATGAAACTATCCCGCGCAATACGTTGCGAGATTGTTTGCTATAATAATTATATAAATAAATTTGTTTATAAATAGCCTTTTCTTCTAATCCCATGCCTGGATCGACTCCATTGTAACTAGTATTTATTAATGTATTTAGCAATCCCAGATTTTCTTCCAACCAAGCTTGAATTGAAGTTAAATTCGCAGCTTCTGAACTAGAGTCAAATTCTGAACTATAAATTGAATCGGCTAAATCGCTAATTTCACTCATTAAATTTCTCCCAAGATTCTTAAGGTTTCGGCGTGTTGAGGATTTTTTGGATCAAGCTTTATTTGATTTTGAGGTTGAGGAATTGTGCCTCTCCTCATATTTTTTGAGTAAGCAATAAACTCTTTAATTAAAGAAGCCTTTAATCTACTTTTGTCTAAGAATGGATTTAGCCCAACTCGATGAGCTAATTTCTGTAGGTCAGCTTGATTTGCGTGTTTTAAATTATCTTCAAAAACTTCTAATTCATAAGTTCCAAATGGACTTATTTTATTTATTCCAAGTAGCTCTTCTAATTCCTTTTGCTTCTGTACGAAGTCTTTTCCATTAGTTATTTCAAGATCCTGTAAATTCGCCATAAAAATAGTTACACTATATAATAAAAAAAATGGCCGCTCTTTAAAGGAGCGGCCAAATTTAACTAACTAATTTAAATCAATTAACTGTTTTGTCTAACGATCTTTCCAAAAAGAGCGCGATTATCAAGAACCATGCGACCTTCTTCGAGAGATCCAAAATAACCAATTTTTCCTTGACGAATGCTGTATTGATCATCAGCAACTAATGAAAATTCAGAACCAGTTTCAGAATCTACAGCAATTGCGCGAATTAAAGATTCACGATTGCGATTGATTCCAAGAATCAATTCGTCTTTAGAAGAATCTGAGAATGCTGTTGATCCATTATTTCCAGCAACATCTTTTCCAGCTGCAGTTGAATAGGTTTGACCAGAAGATACAGTGTCAAAAATTTTATTAAACTTACGCGAAACACCAAATTCATTAAATACCATTAAATTAACACCATAGAAGCTGGAAACGCCACCGCCATTAAATAATCCAACGCGAACTGCGTCAGGAGCAGTTACGAAAGCAGTATCTTGAGTCACTGTATTTCCAGCGATAGCATTGCCTTTAGTATTGATTGGATTATAAGCCATTGCGCGAAGTTCTTCTTCGATTTCTGGAGAAATCATAAGATCAGTAACGCCCATTCCAGCTTGACCTGTTGGCATAGTACCGCCATTGAAAGAAGTGAATACTCTACGAGATAGAGTTAGCAATTCATTCATGTCTTGCAATAAGAAGCGGCCAGTAGCATTTGCACGTTGAATGTGCTGCTTGCCATTTGTGGAAGCTTTTGCTAATGAAGATAGAATCAATGTGCCAGAAGTTCTTTCTTGCTTGGCCAAGATTTCTTGGGCCATACGAGTGAAGGTTTTGCTAACTACATCCATGCGACTCTTGGCTGCGTAACGCTTATCAAAGCTTAAAGCAGAATCAATTCTGTATGTAGTAATCTTCATTTCTGAAGTGGTTGGCAATACTTGGTTAGTTGGTAGACCACCTGGAACTTGCTGACTATATACAGTGATATAATCTTCATCAGTGATATCATAGTACAAATCCAAAGGAATTGAGGGATTATCATCAGCATTGAAAGACAATGGAGAAAATAAATTAGATAGAACTGGAGCATTATTAATTACTTCAGCCAAAACAGGACCGAGGAATGCAGCTAAAGCGACTTGAGCTTCATACGCGACATCGCGATTTTTAGAAGCCATAGCTTTAACTAATTCAATTTGTTCGGGAGTTCTTTTAAGAGAGATTTTCATATACTTTTATTTAAATTAAAAATTAGCCAAGTTTGATAACTGCATAATTTCCAGCATAGAGATCTGGAACAGTTGCACCTACGCTTGTTCTAGAACCAGTGGCTAAAACGGTTCCCAATACTGCCAAAGGTCCAGAATAAGTTGCTGCTTGGCCAGTAATTTTACCAGCATTAGCAGAAAGAGTAAATGGTGCGCCAACAGTCAAATTGCCATCAAAAGCCCTACTGGTAACTGTGAAAATTCCTTTGGTTGCTACAGGAACAGATTGTCCAGGTAGCAATACTTGATTTTCATGAGCCTTTTGAGGATAGTAAATGAGCTTTTCGCCATTTTCGTCATACTTTGCGGTTTCCCACAAAGTTAATCCCAAAGGTCTAATGTCGCCAGAAGCAGCAGGAGTAATCTTTAAAGAGACGGATGGATATGTTCTGCTGGGATCTCCGACAAATTGATAATCAACCTTACCAAGGTAAGCGTTGCTTCCATAAGTAACTGGATCTGCATCCAAATTGCCATTTGAAATCTTAACGAAAACACCAGCATCACCTGAGTGATATTCTGTGATGCTTTGCGTTGCGCTAAGAACGGAGTCTTCTAGAGCGAACATGTTGACAACGTCATGTTCGTTATATTGTCTGAAAGGTAGGAGTCTTTTTCCCATATTTTTGTTTTAGTTGAGTTTTTTTAAGAAATGATAATATTTTCCTTCTTGAAAGCTTCAGAAAATTTTTCAAATAAAGATTGACTTGGCTTGGAAGAAGAATGATTGTTGTTTGGAAGAGTTGCGTTAGAAGCTTTAGCTTTATCTAAAATATCTTCTACGGAAGAAGATGTAGTTGAACTTTTTGCCATTGCAGAAATTCTTTTTTCTACTTCTGCATCAATTTTTGCTTGAATTTCTTTTTCATGTTCAGACTTAACTTCTTTATTTTTATTTCTCCAAATAACGGAAAGTTTATTTTTAAAAGATGCGAATGATTCGTCATCGGTCAAATTTTTAATATCTTCGGCCAAAACTTGACGATCTTCGTCATCTAATTCAAACATAGAATCAATTTCTTCCATGCGAGAATTGAAAGTAGCTAGCGCTTGCTGGGCTTTTTGCGTGACTTCATATTCGTTTAATCTTTGAAGAGCTTCGGTCAATTGCTTTTGAACTTCTTCCATTGAGGCTTTTAATTCGGCCCTTTCTTTGATAGCATTTTCAGCAGCTTCTTTTGCTGATGCTAATTCGTTTTTATATTCTTCATCTTTCTTTTTAATCGCTTCAGTGAATGTAGCAGTCATGTTAGCAGCAGCTTCTTGAGAGATTTTTTTCTCCAAAAGTGCATCTTTAATTTCAGACATTACGGATTCTAAGTTCATACTTTCTTTTTCGTGATTTACAACGTCATTTTCTAAATGTGAATTTTTTTTAACCAAAAAATGATTTTTAAACGAAAAAATTTTGGAGCTTTGTTTTTCTGCAATCTCTCTTGATTCATTTAATGAATCCACAACCACACCTCTAACATCAGCAGCGGGAGTTGTAGTAAATCCAATCCCGAGGGGATAAACTTCTCCAATAACTAATCTATATAATCTAGTGCCATCATCAAGTTTGCCAGAACCACCATAAGATTTTAATTTACCTTTTAATTCTTTAATTTGTTTTTCGTTTGTTATGATTTCAGCTTCATTTAAATTATCAGAACCAACTGCAATATTGTATTCATTAAATCCAAGCTCCCAACTTGTTGAAATTTTATTATAAAGATTACTTTCTAAATGAGTAGAATCTTCTAAAGCTGAAGCAAAATCTTTATTTACAAATTTATAAACTACAGCGCCTAATGCGATATTAAATGGATCTTTTTCATCAATAGTTGGTAAAAATAATTCACTACTTCCAATTTTGCTGTATCCAGCCGTTAAAATATGACCAACAACTTTTTCTTTTTTATGCTCTATGTTTGTTGGCTTATGTTTAAATAATTTTGTTACTCTTAATGCGGTTTCTGTATCAATACCATCGTCGTTTTTATTAAATTTATTAATGACAGCGGCATTAAAAGCTACACCCAATAGATCAATGTTTTCATTGAAATCAATTTCTGAGTTTGGAATTAATGGCAATAAATTTTCTAAGGAAGCTCTTGAAATTTCATTTTCCAAGTTAAGGTTTGAAACCTTAATGTCTGAAAAAGTAAAATTAGTTTTATATTTAAAATTCATTATATTTTATTGGAGTGATAAAGAATTGCAGAAGGATACGTTGTTAATTCGTGTTCCATAGAGATATCTAAAATTTCATTTTTAGTATGTAACTCTTGGATGTTTTCTATATCATTTACACAATTTTTAATTTCACTCTCCCATTCACTAATTTCTGATGCGCACACGATAGCTTCACACAACTGTTCAACAATTAAATTCTGAGATTCGTTTAAATCTTCAACTTTGAATTTCGCTTTAACTTCGTCTTCAATTATCTTGGTTAGTTTTTCTATCTTACCAATTACTTCTTGGATATTTTTTCTAGAATAACCCTTAATTGTTTTTGTAGGAGCTTGCTTTCCAGTTGGACGGCCTGGAGATTTTGGAGTGTTATTTTTTACTGCAGGTTTTGGCGGAACAGCACCTGATTGAGGTTGATTTAATCCTCCAACTTTTGCGCCAGCTGGAAGTTTTGGCGCTGGAGGAGCAATCATAGGAACTCCACCAACTAATGGATTGTAGAAGCCTTTCTTTCTTTCGCTAACAAACTGTTCTTGTACAGAACCAATTTCTTCTGAATCTGGAAACCTTCCTGTATTAAATATATCCAATCCTTGCTGCGGAGTTACTACACCCAACTCCATTAAGCGAGTTGCGACTCTTAGTAATTCAGTTTGATCCTTTGAATCAATGTCAACAAACTTTGCAACGGGGATATTTCTAAAGCCCAATGAAGTAGAAACTCTCCTAATTTCCCTATTCAAGAAATCATTCAAGAAAGCTCTTCTAGCTTCATTTAGTTTATCCATGAAAATTCTTGCTTTAACTTCTGTGGTATTATATTTTTCATTTCCCACCATGATATTCTGCAAGCCTAAGCGAATGTCTTCATTTAAGACTTCGTACTTTTGCGGTCCAATGATTTTTGAGATATCTGGAATGATGAACTCTGCTTTTGTGGTATAATCCGAAACCAAAACACGACCAACGCTTTCATTTAAAAACAACTGCTGCATCGCATGTAAATTCTGAGCATTTATACCACCCTTTTCTGGTTCAGCGCCCATTGTGATAAGCAGAATGACATTTTCAACTGTTCTAGTTATAGCTTGATCCATTTTCTTTAATTCAAGCTTTGCATTTATATCTTCAAGAACAGGAAAGCCAAAAGGAATTGCAAAAGGTTCGTAGTCCTGCTTCTTGTAGAAGGAGTAGCTTAATTTATTGTTCTCTAGTTTAATTAAAAGACCGCTAGAATAATATTGACCCTTTTTAATCTTCTCTTTTACATCTGGTGGAAGGGCGTCAAATATTTCTTGGTCATATTCATCTTTTGGATTACGCAATCTTTCCATGTCATATTCAGAAAGAATCTTCTCATACGCGCCCGTGGAAAAAACTGTACTTCTTTTTGCTACAATATCAAAAGGATTTAATAAAATATATTTTAATGGGATCTTGTCTTTCTTAAGAGTTTCTGCGGCATAACTCTTTGATAAAAGATTAAAATCTTCTAATGATAAGTCTCCATCGACTCTATATAAAAATATATTCCCACTCCTATAGAATTCTCTGAAGTATTGATCCTTTAGATCCCATAGTCTAATTTTATTAAACCACCTATAAAAGAAATCTCTTGAGCTTTTATTGCCTTCTTCTAAATAGATTTCTGCATTTGCGAATTCGGCCATTGTATCTATGGCATTTCTAAAAATTGCTACATTTGCATAAGCTTTTTGACACAATTCTATTGCTTCTCGAACATTAACTCCATCTGCAGCATATTCGTATGGCATCATGCCCATTCTGATGCTGCTAAATCTATTTTGAGTATTCGACTGTGAAGCTCTGTTTATTCTTGTTTGAGAAGTTCTCCCGCTAGAAGAAGAAGAATCATCTCCAGTCCTAGTATAACTAGCTACTGAAATGTCAGATGTATAAAAGGGTTCGCCAGATGAAATGGGTGGAACTGAAGCTTGAACAATATTATTCATTACAATTTGAGGAGCAGCGTCAAACTTTTTCCAATACTCTGATTTTTTATTATATTTTCTCTTATCTGACATATAAAATGTTACACTGAAAGTTTTAAAGTTACTTTATGAACATTGGAACGAAAGTGAACTGCTGTTGTTCTGGCATTTCCATCATATCATAATAAATATGCATCATCCAATTTGCTAAAATTAATGCTGAATAACTATCTTTTCTAGCTCTATCTGGTCCTTTTTGACTTTTTAAATTACTTGGTAAATCAAATGTTTGTGTTCCTGTTGATGTAGTGCTAGGTTGAATTAATGCACATTCAGCCTTAGTTAAATCAATCATATCTTTTTGATGTTCAATAAAGTCAATCATTTTGGCTCCCCTTTCTTTTTCTTCATCAGCAGTATTTAAATATCTTAATTTTTCAATTGGAATATTTGAATTTCTTTGTCTTGAATAAGAATCGTTCATTGCCGCTCCAGCAAATAAAACTTTTTTATGATCAAAAGCAGATTGAAGTAATTCATTACCAAATCTAATCCAAGAAGATGTTGGCTTACGCAAATGACATATTTTTTTGTCATTTAAATTATACTGATTTCTTGATTCCTTAATGGCTTGATTATATTCTTGTAGATTGTCAAAGTCTGCATCAAAAGTTTTAATATTTAACTTTTCTTTCTTAAAAATCTCGCTTTCGTTTGCTGAGTTTAAGAATTGAACGCCTCCATTATAGTCACCAACTATAGATACAATATTAAAATTCTTTAATAAGTAATAAAAATATTCAATATGATTTTTTAAACTAGTTCCAGCCATTGCATAACTATGAACAACGATTCCCATTTTTTTATCTGGAACTAATTTAATAACTTGCATTGCGAAATCATCCGATCCATCAGATTCAGACCAACTTGGATCAAAAGATAAAATATACCTTGCATTTGGATCTCCTGCAACTTCAACAGATTGGCCTTCTCCATCTGGAATCGTACAAGCTGCCATTTTACTAACTTTAAAATAACCACTACTATCATCAGTGAATACAGATCCAAATTCTCTCTGAAACTGAGACTCACTCATTGTAGCTTTTGATTGATTCAACAAAGCTTGATCGTAAAGTTCCGTTGGAGCGCAATCGTAACTAAAGTGCATGATCACTCTGTGCGCATTGTCTTGATTTTGATTAGTAATTAGATACTCATATTGTTGATATAACTTATATAAGTATTCAAATTTATAACTGGCAGATGAAAGACCAATAATTTTATTATTAGGCCAAATAGTTCTATCATCTTCTTTCATCTTACCCTCATTAATCATTTTTGTTTCAATATTTCTTATGTTTTGCCTTTCTGTTGGATTTTCTACAACAGACAAGAATGGAACAATAACTTCATTAAATATTTTTTCTGGCATTAATAAAAATTCGTCAATAATCATTCTTTGAAAACGAAAACCACGAAGTTTTTCACCATCACCTAGTGGTAGCGCAGTAATTCTTGAATTTCCTATCTCCATGAACCACTCGTCATTACCTCTGGAAACCCTACCGATTGTTTCTGCAAACATTGGAGCTTTTACGCTTTTAGATATATCTTCAATCTTTCTAAAAATCATTTTTGCTTGTCTAAACGACTTTGATATAATGCCAGTGTGAACCCCCTGATTCATAATTGCGTCCAATAGAGCAAAAATACCAGTTGTAAAAGATTTAGACAATCCACGCGACCAAATTCCTAAAAAATAATCCGTATTAAACATAGCCTTGATAGCCATGTGTTGAAACGGGAATAATTCTACTCCAGTTAATAATTCTGAAGCAAAAGATGGATTCTCTCTAAGAAATCTATATAATAAAATCTTAGTTTCTCTTTCATCTAAAAAACCCTCCTTGGAAAGAATTAGATTATTGATATTCTTGTCTTTATTTCTACTTTTTTGATTACCTAATTCCCAAGCCATATGTTTTATTTATAAAATACTGCATATCAACATTCCATATTTTTCTACCAGCAAGCAGTATTTGTGGTATTAAATGTTCGCTATTTTTTCTTGAGCCAGTAAATAAAAATTGACAACAATCCTTATACTTATGTTGCAAAACTCTCATGTTATGATAAATATATTTTAAATTAGACTTGTGAAAAGATTTTTTATTTAAAATATCTAAGTCATAAAGATTTGCCTCAGTAACAATAAACAAATAACAATTTATAGATCTAG